CGCCGTACCTGGCCATAGCGAACAAGCAGGCCCAGATCATGACCAAGGCAGCGGTGGAGATGGGATTTACGCCTGCTTCACGTTCGCGGATCACACAACCCACAGAGACCGAGATTGATCTCGATCCTTGGGCGGACATTGCAGGCTGAGACTGAACTTTGGCGACCGAGAATTACGTTGATGTTGCCCGCAAGTATGCGCAGGCAGTCGTTGCCGGTGACATCCTGACTTGCAAATGGGTCCAGCGGGCATGCCAACGACAGTTGAACGATCTTGCAAAGTTCAAAGGCAAGGCAAGTCCTTACCAGTTCAACCCGAAGCTCACCGACAAGGACGGACGGGAGTTCCGGCCCGCCGATAACCTGTGCGCGTTCATTGAGCGGCTCCCCCACGTCAAAGGGCCGCTGGCAGGCGAGACGATCAAGTTGGAACCCTGGCAGGTGTTCATCCTGACCACTGTCTTTGGCTGGGTCAAGCCCGACGGCAACCGCCGTTTTCGTCGCTCGTACATTGAAGTGCCACGCGGCAACGCCAAGTCGACCTTGTCTTCTGCGCTTGCGCTGTACATGCTGGCCGCTGACGGCGAAGGCGGGGCTGAGGTCTATTCCCTGGCCACCACCCGTGACCAGGCTCGAATCGTATTTGGTGATGCGCAGACCATGGCTCGCAGGTCACAAGGTTTTCGCAGCCGGTTTTCTGTCAACGTCGGCGCGCACAACATGAACGTGCTGCAGACCGGCTCCAAGTTTGAAGCGCTCTCAGCCGAGGGTTCAACGCTTGATGGCCTGAATATCCACTTCGGCTGCATTGATGAATTGCATGCCCACAAAACCCGCACAGTCTACGACGTGGTGGAGACAGGAACCGGCAAGCGTGACAACTCACTTCTTTGGGTGATCACCACCGCAGGCAGCAACCGCTCTGGCATTTGCTACGAGGTGCGAACCTTTGTGACCAAGCTGCTCGACGGCGTGTTCGAAGACGACAGTCAGTTCGGCATCGTCTACGGTCTTGATGACGGGGACGACTGGACCAGCGAAGATTCGCTGATGAAGGCCAACCCCAACTGGGGTATCTCTGTGCGCCCAGAAATTCTGGGCCCACTGCAGGCCAAGGCTATGCAGTTGCCCAGCGCGATGAACAACTTCAAGACCAAACACTTGAACGAGTGGGTCAACGCCGACACAGCATGGATGGACATGCGTTCCTGGGACGCCTGCGCTGATCAGGACCTGGACATCGAGTCCTTTGTGGGTCAGCCCTGCTGGGTGGGGCTGGACCTGGCCAGCAAGACAGACATTGCCGCCTTGGTGATCGTATTTGCCCATCCTGAGATTGCCGACGCGTTTGCAGTCTTTGGTAAGTACTACCTGCCAGAAGACACGGTCAATGCCAACGGCAACAGTCAGTACTCGGGGTGGATGCACACCGGACGATTGATCGTGACGCCAGGCAATGTGATTGATTTCAGTTGGATTGAAGCTGATCTGAATGATCTGTCCTCTCGCTTTGCTGTGCAGGCAGTCGCTTTTGATCCGTTTCAGGCAACGCAACTCTCAACTCGAATGATGAGTGAGGGGCTGCCCATGATTGAAGTGCGTCCCACGGTACTGAATTTCTCAGAGCCGATGAAGACGCTCGAAGCCCTGGTGCTTCAAAAGAAATTGGTTCACGACGGTGACCCGGTGCTGGCTTGGATGGTCAGCAACGTGGTGGCCCACCTGGACGCCAAAGACAACATTTACCCACGCAAGGAGCGAGCAGAAAACAAGATCGACGGCATCGTTGCACTGATCATGGCGCTGTCGCGCGCGATCAAACCGGGTGACTCGGTGGTGCTGGGATCCGACTACGAACTCATGCTGCTTTGAACTGATGGGACTGTTTAGCTTTTTTGATCGCTTTCGAGGATCTGGTGGCTCCAGCGCTTCAGGTGGAGATCGTTCGCCATGGGGTGACTTTTCATTTGAGTCTATATCTGCGCGAAGTGGCAGTGGTATGCGCGTCTCGCCTGATAGTGCGCTTCGACTAGCTGCAGTGTATGCATGTGTGCGGATCCTGGCCGAAACAATTGCATCACTGCCGTTGGTGGTTTACCAGCGCCGCCCTGACGGCGGCAAGGACAGGGTCACGGACCACTGGCTTTACCGATTGATGGCCAAGCGGCCGAACCGGTTTCAAAATCCCTTCGAGTGGCGCGAGATGCTGCAAGGCCACCTGGCTTTGCGAGGTAACGCCTACAACCAGATCATCACCAACCCGCGTGGCGAGATCACCGAACTTATGCCGATCCACCCGGACCGGGTCAAGATTGAGTTGTTGCCCTCAGGTGAATACCGCTACCGAATTAGTGACCGCTCTGGCGCTGAGGTGATCTTGCCAAGAGGTGAGGTCTGGCATTTGCGTGGCCTATCTTCAGATGGGTTGATGGGTATGAGCCCGATTGAGCTTGCCCGGGAGAATCTGGGTACTGCACTAGCAGCCCAAGGCTACGGCGCACGTTTCTTTGCCAACGATGCCAAACCTACCGGCGGGTGGATTGAGTTTCCTGGCTCGTTCAAGGACTCCGAGGCCAAGAAGGTGTTCCGTGAGTCCTACCAGCAGGCACAGTCCGGGGCCAACCGAGGCAAGGTCCTGGTGTTGGAGAATGGCATGAAGTTTCACGAAGTGGGCGTCACAAACAAAGACGCCCAGTTTCTGGAGTTGCGCAAGTTTCAGATCACCGACGTGGCCAGGCTCTTTCGTGTGCCACCGCACATGATTGCTGATCTTGATAGAGCGACCTTCTCCAACATCGAGCAGCAGAGTCTGGAGTTCGTCATGCACACCATGACGCCCTGGGCTGAGCGCTGGGAGGCCAGCATTCAATCTGAGTTACTTCTTGAGAGTGACGATATAGAAATTGAGTTTGATTTCGCCAATCTGATGCGCGGCGATGCGTCCAGCCGCTCAAGCTACTACCAAAGCGGAATTCAGAACGGCTGGCTCACCAGAAACGAAGCACGCATTGCAGAAAATCTCAATCCCATTGACGGACTTGATCAGCCACTACGACCACTCAATATGGTCGAGGAGGACGTGGCGGAGGATTTGGAAATCGATACACAAGCAGAAGTGGCAAAGCCACTGGAGAAAAAAGCGATCAAGCCTTCGGAGGATGAGAGTGTTACCCGACTCAGTGGGCGATATAGCGCCCTTGTTCAAACGACCTCTGAGCGACTTGCTCGCCGTATCAGCCGATCAGATCATCTGGCCGAAAAAGACATCTTGTTGATCTCCCAAGCCTTGGCCGTACCGCTAGACCAGGTTCAGCTTTGGGCAAGCCAAATAGACGAGCCGCTAGATCAAAAACAGCTTACCGAATCACTTATCTCCCTCGGACAGAATTTATGAAAAACCAACTTTTAGTCGCTGAATTTTTGGCAACGCCTTGGGCCTTGATGCCTGAGCGTTTAAGTGCTCTGGCCACTGTCATTTCCCGGTGGTCGCAAGGTGAGCCTGCCAGCGACGCCGCCAGGTTTCAGGTCCAAACAGACCGTGTGCTGCGCGACACTCGCAGACAGACCTCGGCTGCCATTTCGGGTGGCGGCATTGCCGTCATCCCGATTTACGGCGTCATCACACAGCGTGGAAATATGGTGGATGACGTCTCCGGCCCTGGCATGGTCAGCACCCAGATCGTCACCCAAATGCTCAGACAAGCTGTTGCCGACGACGCGGTCAGTCAGATATTGCTGGACATTGATAGCCCTGGCGGCAGCGTCTACGGCGTTTCTGAACTGGGTGATGCTATTTTGAGTGCTCGTGCCCAAAAGCCGGTGGTGGCCATCGCTAACAGTCTGGCAGCTTCGGCGGCTTACTGGATCGGTTCCCAAGCCAGTGAGTTCTACGTCACATCCGGCGGAGAAGTCGGCTCAATTGGCGTGTGGCAGGCGCACCAGGACTACAGCAAAGCCATGGATGAAGCTGGCGTTAAGACGACGCTCATATCGGCGGGCAAGTTCAAGGTCGAGGGCAATCCCTATGCACCACTGGACGAAGAAGCGCAAGGATTTATGCAGTCCCGCGTAGATGACTATTACGCCGCATTTACCAAGGCTGTGGCCAAGGGGCGTGGTGTGCCCATCACCCAGGTCCGCGATGGCATGGGCCAAGGCCGTGTCCTGGGGGCTGATGCAGCCTTGGCTCAAAACATGGTGGACGGCATCGCCAGCTTTGATCAGGTCTTGAGCAAGATGCATAAAGACGCGGCGTCAAGTGCTAAG